CAGTCCCTTTTCCTGCGCCCAATTTCCGCGCAGCAAGTAAACCTTCTGGTCGCGCTCTTTGTGGTCTTTGCGGAACGCATAGCCCGGTTGCCGAAAGTGCGAATGCCATTGCAGGGCAATCGCCCCGCCGCTTACGGCTAGAATCTCGTTCAGGGCGCCAAGCATCTTATGTCCCTGGTCCGTAGCAACGAGCCTTTCGCGGTACGGCAATTGTGCCAGCGACTTGCGAATATTGGTCTTGGCGGCCAGCTTATCGGCAACGCTCGTGCCGCCCTTTGGGATGCTGGTTGACCAGCCACTAAACCGTTGCAGCGTGTCAGCAACAGCCCGTTGACGATTCAGCTTGATCAGGTCTGCACTGGCCTGAATCCGCCTGTCCAACTCGGCACGCAACTGCGGCTTAACCCGATCCAGCGTAAACCGCTCGATGCCGGGATGATGCTTCAGGATGCCGGCATTGTCGATCAGGCGCTTATAGTCACGCGTCAGTACGTAGCGCACCAACTGCTGCATCTGTGCTTCGGGAACCAGCGACGCGACGGCAGCCTGTCGAATCTGTTGCAGCCAGTATTGCAGGCGCTCCTGACTGTCGTAGCCGTGCTCGGTGAAATCCTTGACGGCTGCGGTCAGAACTTCATAGAAGCTTGCCATTTATACCGCCTTGGCAATGCCCGTCACAGGATTGCGGATGCCGGTTATTTTGCCGTTGCACAGTTCCATGTGGTAGACCGCGCCCATGATCGGTGCATCAGGTAACGAGTCCGGCTTGAGCATGATCACCCCTGTGCCGCCATTCGTCATAGCTACCCGGCAATTCACCGTTAGCGGCATCGTGCTCAGATCAATAATCTTGATTTCCGCATAGGCATAAATGCTCACGATCTGCCAGACTCCGGCAACGGTTCTTCTGGTGCGGGCTCAGCCACTGGCGGCACATAATCCAACAGCAGATCATAATCAAACTCAAGCGGGCTGCTAAACATCGTCTTGTCGCCGTTCACGCCATCAGCCATCCACTTGACCAACTCGCAACGGTTCTGCGGGTCAAGTACCGGCATCAACACTTCGGCATAAGCAATGATGTTCTTTTGCTTGATATCCTGCACCTTGACGGCTTCGGACGGCGGCTCTTCGATGTAACTGGGCCACGTCGCTTCAAAGCTATTCATCCACCCGTAGATAGCTGCGGTATGGCTTATGTTCTTGTAGCCGGGGAACTCGGCCTGAATCGTTTCATAGAAGGCCGGCGACCATGCCCGCCACATACATATACGGTCGAAATAGTCATACAGCGGCTTCATGTCGCGGCGGAAGCCTGCAATCCATGTCGCTATGCGCTTGGCGTCTTCCGTTCCCTCTGCCATGCCACGGGCAAAGGTTTCGTCGTCCAGCATGATCGCCGGCATGTCGGCGGCGGTGGCAATGTTCTTGAGGATGTTATCGCGGCACAGCTTCAGCGGGCCTTCGAGGTTCAGCATGTTCAAGGATTCAATGCCGTCCTTGAGTCCGATGCTGATCACATTGTCGTTCTGCGCCTCTTTCAGAAGCTGACGCTTTACGCTAGCCACTACCGACAGGAATTTGTCGGTGATGCTGCCGGCGTTTTCAACCTTGGCTACCAGTACGGCCGCCTTGCGCGACACCATGTCGTCAGCCGTCATCGTGTTGACAAATGACTTCAGCGGATACCATGCGCGCTGGAACACGGAGCGGCCAACGAAGCCAAAGGCAGAACTGGTGTAGGCGATGTACACCGGCTCTTCGTTCAGCATGATGCAGGAACGGGACGGGTGATACGCCACGCCATTGACGCGAACAAAGTCCTTCTTCTGGAAATCCGGCGCGTTTGGGTCTTGATTCAGAACGAGGCTGCCGGCCGTGTTCATCGGGTCAACCACGTTAAAGTACAGGTCTAGCTCGGGCAGCTTCTCAAACGGGATAACCTTATCGGTCGGCCAGCCCCTGGCGCCGTAGACCACGGAGGCAATGCCATATGTCCGGGCCAGCTTCATCGTGTTGCGGATATGCTTGTCAGCCCCGAGCGCTTCCCATTCCTTGCGGAAAGCCTTGATAAGCTGTTCTTCCGGTCCGCCCGGTATGGCCAGCTTGCGTTCCTGCTCCTGCGCCACCATGACCGGCTTTTCGGCCAGACGCTGACCCAGCGGGTGGTACAGCAGGACGGTCTTGCATGCTTGATAGCCCGGCTCGTCGCCCGGCTGAATGTCGGGCTCCAGCAAGAACTGTTGCAGGGCATTGCCGGTGAAGGCCCCTGTAAATCTCAGTTCTGCCATGGTTAGCCGTCTTTATGCTGTTTCGTTACTAGGGCGGCTTGGTGCCGGGTGGTAAAATCGGGGTTTCTGTTGTTATTCCAAGGGGTTAGCTATGTCGGCCACAGAAGATCAAGGCTCCATTAATGAGCCACTTTACGAATTTGATGGCGTTGAAATCGAGCCATTGACCGACGAAGACCGCAGATTGCGCCGCTTTCTGGCGGTGGCAATCTTTCGACCAGTCATGATTAATGTGACCATCACGGTGAGCAAAGATGACCACTCCTGACCCCGCAAGCTGCGATCACATCCTCGGCAACCACTTCTACAAGGGCGACAACGTAGTCCGGCAGAGCGAAGTGGACGAAGCCACGCCGAAGCACTTGGACGAGCCGTTTACATTCTGCCCACTCTGCGGCACTCGACTAATACCGGAGCAAACCAATGCAACAACCCGATAAAGAGCCAAACAAGCAATCAGTGGCCGACCATCTTGATGAGCAGTTCGCGCGCATCTTCATATGGGAGCATGAGGCCATTATGAAGGAACACGAAAGACTGCGAGGCGATAAAAATGCCGATTCCGAAGCAAGATGAGTGTGATCATCTGGTCGGGCTTGCAACCCACGACGAGGGCGCATGCATAGCCACTCAGCGGTGTCTTGCTGGATTCCGATGCGACTACGAATTTGAGCCTTTCAACTTCTGCCCCATCTGTGGGGCCAGACTTGATCCGCCGCCCAGCGAGGCCGCAATAGCATTTTGGGAGAGCGATGATGCAAATTCTTGAGTCTGTACTGATCGGCGCCGCTGGCGGCTTGCTCTGGCCAGCTTATCAGGTAGCGCGAATTTGGGCCGAATATCTTTTTGTCACGAAGCCGCTTGATCGCGTTTGGTATCGGCGGCAGATGCTAATTGCCATACCGCCCAAAGCTTGGCTTTATGCGCCAGAACTCGCCACCGACTACCCCATTGCCGCTTGGCTGATGGAAGACCCGGAAGCGGCCATTATTGCAGCCAACAAGGAGGACTATGATGCGCCCCTTTGACCGCCTAAAGCTTATCAAGGCAACCATGCACTTTAATGAAGTCTGGGACCGCAGGTGTGCGGTAAAATGTGCCCGATTTGGCTCGCCAAATGATTTGGCGCAATCCGATCTAATGCTTGACTGGATTCGCAATGATCCAGAGATTGCCCTGCTCATAACCCTTATCAGGCCGCCCGAATATGCGTAAAAAGCCCAGAGCGATCCGCAACTGGCGCTACAACGCAATGCGGTTCCGGCATTGGTGGGCAACCACATACCGACTAGATGCGCCGCTACGATACGATGCTGAGACAATGGAGCGCGTCAAGGCTGAACTCATATCGGCATTGGCCGAAGAGTTTGTATGCCAGCAAAGTACCTGCCCCGGAACTTAGCAGGCGCTGCATTAATATCCCTCTGCGTTGCCCAAAGCTATTGCTATGCCGTAGCAGCCGCAGTCTAGGAGGTCGTCGGCTTGATCTTTTACGCCGATGCGATACCCGCAAAACTGCTTGATAAAATGATTCTCGGTCTGCTTCTTGTGTTCTTTGGTCTTGTTGTAAGCGTATTCCGAAAGCTTTACTTTCCCCTGAAACACGTAACCAGACACGGATATGGCGCGCTCGTCCTTGCCGACAGCAGTCAGGCCGGAATCAATCGTGTGCGCCTGCAAGCCCTTGCGCGCAGCCTGCTGAAGCAGAATTGAGCCAGACGACTTATCTTCAATCCATGCGCCGATAAAGCCAGACCTGGCCCCGCACTGCGCTGCCAGTTCTTTGCCGCGCTCAATGACAGTGGGTAGCCAAACCTCAAGCAGTCCGCCCTCAATCTGGACAATATCCCAATCCAGGAGCGTCAGCGGAATTCCGAAAAGCTTGTTGATTGCCCAATAGCAGCAGCCGGTCGAATCGTTGTCTTTGCCGGTCTTTACCGCTGTGTCGATGGTGATAAACACCGCGTCGCAATGCTGCGGATACGGCACGCCTTGGCCGTCAACGAGCAGGCTGGCCAGCGAAAAGAATGCTGCACCACTCCAATCTACAAAGAGTGCAAGGAATTCCTGTTGGTAGACTAGCGGCGGATATTGCTCTTGCAGCTTGGCAACGCCGACCGGGTCAAGCGTTGGGTTTTCCGAGGTTGGAAGGTGGTGCTCAGTCCAACCCAGCGACTTATCGGTACATGCCTGATAAAAGAAATTCTCTGAATCTATGCCCTTTGGCGTGCCCGCCATGATGGCATTACCGCGCCGGTCAAGCAGCGTAGGCGATATGGATTGTTCCCATATCGCCTGCAAGCCCTTTTTCATCAGGCCCGCTTCGTCTATGACGGCCAGGTCATAAGCGCGGCTTCGCCCAGCGTCTTCATCATTGAGTGTCCAGAACTCAATGCTGCCGCCGGTCCTCAGTTCGATGATGCCGTCAACGCGAGATGCATTGGCGACAATCGGGCGCAGTATCTTGAGAATGCGCTTATACGATGGCGTGAGCAGCTTGTAGTTCGGGCTAAACCACCCGACTGCACTTCCGTTGATTGCGGCCTGACAGACTGCAATCTCAAGCAGGGTCGTTTTCCCGAATCGTCTGCCGCAACGCCAGACCTGCCTGTCGCCTGTGTTCTGGGCTGACATGGCGCGATAAAGCACGGTCTGTTTCGTGTGCAGCTTCTGAAACTTTATGTGCTCAGTCGGCACCGGGGGCATTCTCGACTATGACGCGGAGTGTGTTGCCATCGTCGCCATCGCCACGGGCTGCCCCGTACTTCTTCGGCAGCATCTTGGCCATGGTCCACTTCATGGCGTCAATCTCGATCTTCGTCCGCTCGGTGTTGTCGATGGTCCGAATCTCAAGCGTGCTAGACCCGTTCTTGCCAGTGACTTCGCGTTCCACCCTGATCTCGGCCAGGTTAGGCCGGCGAGACACATACAGGATTCGCTCTGCCTGAGCGGTCGTTCTGGCCTCACATGCGCGCGTGTAATTCTGTAGAAACTCGGCTAAGTGCGGCTCTGCGTCTGATCTAGACCCCTTAGCAAGCCAACTAAAGAAGGTCTTTTCAGATGGGAAATGTTCGGGCCTGCTTGCGTCTAGTATTTCCATGACGCTATCGCCACCTACAATCCGCTCCAGTATCTCGTCGATTACTGCCGGATCGAAATCAGATGGACGGCCCATCTCATCACGCATAACTCACAGTCACATCAGCCGGAGCGCCGCCAGCGGTCACGATGCACAGGCCAGCGGCAAAGGCGATGTTGTAGGTGAAACTGGCACCGGTCGCGGTCGTCGCGCAGGTCGCAATCAGCGTTCCGGTGGCGTCGATACCATCGTAGAGCTTGGCCGTGCTGGTCGTGCCGCCCGTGTTGACGGTCAGGCCGTAGATGCTGCCCGGGCCGGTCTTGACGAGCGTAGTCGTGCTGGTCGTGATGTTCTTCGGGGTGCCAGCGGCGACCAGATAGACCGGGATTGCCCCTGCGGCGTTGTTGTTGCCGTTATTGGGAATTGCCATGGTCTACCTCAGTAATTGGAGCCAGCCCGCCCGTAAGCGCATGGCTCTGGGTCGAGTCCGTTGCGCATGTTTGGCTGGCAAATCGGCGTAAATTCACATAAACGGTCAAGAATGGCCGCTTTTCGTCAAAACTGCGGTATCGGTCCGGTGGTGCCGAGAGACTTTTGG